TAAATTACAAGGGTACAGGCGTATTTTAAAATGGATTCTTCGTTTTCGTTCGATTCGTTCGATTCGTCGTCGTCGTCGTTGTCGTCGTTGTCGTCATCGTCATCGCCATCATCATCGCCGTTGTCGCCAGTGCTTGCATTCATCTATGAGAATATTACATATATAATTGGAATTATGGTTGTTATTTTTGGCGTGATTATTTATATTCATATGGCAGATGTGACATTTGAAATTCCGATGATGAGAACAAAACGATTGATTATTGAGACAATGGAACACAAGATGGGCGGAAAAAATGTCAGCGATGATGACACTAACAATAACAATAATAATTACGATAGTGGGGGTAGTACTCTACTGACTCCGCCGATTGATCTTGAAAAGAAATTAAAATCGGGGTTCTGCAACATGCATACGAGCAAGGGTAGTTCGGCGACGGACATTGATAAAGAATGCAAAGTATTCGGAAAAGCATCTTGTTTAAATACGGATTGTTGTGGATGGGTGGTTACGGCGAACGAACCTGACGGCGTGTGTCGCTCTGGAAACAAAAACGGCATGACATTTGGTTATGATAATACCGGTAAAAAAATAGATGTGGACTGTTATTATTACAAGGATGCGAAGAGCGGACCTCGTTGTTCTTCCTGATAATAATACGATTTTATTTAATTTGTTAATAATCTTTTATATAAATATATTTATAACTATATCAAATAAAATAATAATTTGATAATGGAAAGTAAAAAAAATAAAAATATAACAAAACAACAGGAAAAACGATTTGAAAAATTAAATTCGATACATCCAACAAAATTAAAACCGAATGAAAAATACGAGTTTAATTTACTACTGGGTAAAAAATATTTATATTTAAGTTCACTTAAGAAATATACACAAAATGAAAAAAATTTTTATAGAGACCAAGGAAACTATTTTGTAAAATACGCAGAAAATATTCGAAAACGACACGCTTTGAATGTAATTGAGTAACGTAACTAACTCAAGTCATAAGGAAAATAATAAATTAAATATAAGTGCGCGAATCATTCTTTTTAACAAAATAATCTCAGAACTGATATTTAGAATAATCATTTTAGTAAAATAATAAAAAACTATTAAGTAAAATAACACTTAACGATAATTATAAAGTAAATTTATTATTATAAAAAAATATTATGTAATTTATATATTACCAGTTTACTAAAACATGGCAAATAATAGTCCAAGTCCCAGCGTTCCAAGTCCGTACCCATGTTTCTTATTTGCAAGCATCATAAAGCGGTGCTCGAATGATTTAAAACAATTTGCGAATTTATACGGGTTTAATGTCGACGAATACTTATTGCCAGGAGTATCGATGGATACGGGAATATTTAAGGATGCAAACACGCATGAAGTGCTTACATTACGAATGAAAAGCATCACGGATAGAATTGTTTCCACTTCTGGAATATCAATGGAGAATTTTGATTATCCTCACCAAATAAGAAGATACGATGATCAGAAGCAAAAAGAATTATGGTGTCTACGCACATTGTTGTTTTATCAATTATTGATGACAGTGACTGAAATGATGAATAAGGAGGGACTTTTTAATGAGGTTTATCAGCATTCGAGAACTCTTAAAAGAATATTTAGGAAGGAAATAGTGGCTGAATTGAAAAATTACAAGATGGGAATATTTGGAAGCATAACTCCTTCGTCTGACATTGATTTAGGGATCCAATTCTCCGGATTCAATCCAAGTGTTGATGGGTTGGCATACATTGTATCTGTTTTTGAAGATTCATTTTTGATCTTTACCGGAAAAAGTAGTTTAAAATTTGACATTGAGACGTATGCCGATCTTGTTACAATTCCGGACAGAAGGGACAATTTACAAACAGATGCAAATTCTTGTAGTAATGTTCGTGATGTATTTCCATACGACACAAGCATATTAACTTATTCTGATTTTTTGAAATTGTTACCCTTTGTATTTGCAGGCATAATAAGAAATTATATCATTGCCCAAAAAGATATTGGGTCCCGCGCATCTGTTGCTGAAATAGTAGAATCGTTCAAAATTACCGACTTTTTAGATGTGGCGACTAAAAAAACTGGAACAAATTTTTTGGAAATTGTAAGAAGGTATGCAAAGTATGCAACCGTCCCCCCTGAGAATGTGAATGTGGATAAAGACCTTGATGTTGCGTTTGACCAGGCCAAAAACATTGCGAGTAGTTACATGTCACAACCATACGCAGACGCACGAGAAGAATATTACAAGTTGGTTCAAACGGCAGAAGAGTCAACAGTGCAATTAAAGATGCGTTATTTTACCGAAGGAATCGTGGACATTTCAAGCGATAAGCTTACTGAAATATTGATGAATACGTCAAAAGCTCTAGTTTATCGCGAGGAAAGTTACACTTGTTTTCCCACGGTGATGCATGTTGTTCGGGTTATGCAAGCGAATTCAAAAAATCGAAACAAGTACAAAACACTTACACCGTCTTACTGTTTGAGAAATAAATTGAATGATGCGTATTGCGCAATTGGTATTTATGGCTATCTCATCAGTTTATTTGAGCAACTTGGATACATTTACCGATTTGATATCACTTATTGTCAACCCGGGGAGCATTTAGATAAAATAAAATGTCCTGCCAAATTTACAAAATATGCGGATAGATTTAAAAACGGTTTAGAGAAACTTGAGGAACTTGAAAACATGCCGCCGCCTCCTGCTTCTCCTCCTCAACAACCTCAACAACCTCAACAACCTCAACAAAAATCATTCTTTTCTAATCTATTAACAATGATACGTCCTGAACGAGAACGACAAGAGATACCAGTATCATCAGCAGGTGGATCGCGTGGGCGCCGCCGCACACTGAAAAAAAAATCAATGAAAACCATGAAAGGAAAAGTAATGAAAAGAAAAACCATGAAAAGAAAAGCAATGAAAAAAAAAGCAATGAAAAAAAAGCAATGAAAAAAAAACAAATGAATAGAAGCAAGGAACGGGAACGGGTCGCATAAAAAATAATTTCGCAATTTTAATTGTTTACAATAAATCAAAAAAAAGAATTAAAATAAAAATTGATATAGAATAATATAGTTGTATAGATTATATAGACGAGGAGTATTATAAGAACAAATGATTATTCCGGTCAAGTGTTATACGTGCGGCAAGGTAATTGCAGACAAGTATCGATACTACTTGAATAAGGTGAGAGAGAAGAAGCTGGAGGAACAGGGAGGCGGAGACGTTGCGGTTGACAAGGTGCTTTATTTGACGAAGCACAATATTAAAAAAACGGCGGAAGGGCAAGTTCTAGACGACATTGGATTTACGAAGATGTGTTGCAGGCGTCACTTTTTGACACATGTTGATATTCAGTAAATCAATTAAAAACTGAATTCAATAAATAATAGAATCATTAAATAATAATAGATTCAAAATATCAACATAAATAAATAAATACATATTAATTATAATAAAATATGATTGACCAAAAATATATTTTATTAATTCTCAATTGTTACAAGTACAAATACAAGGCCGACCGACAAATTGAAACATGGCTAAAAAAACTAGACAGTAATAATAATAATAATAGTAATAATAGTAATAACAATATAATTTATTTTCATGTGATTGGCGATGTTGAGAAATGTAAAAATAATAATGATGATGCCAATTATTTTTTTGATTTTCACAATAGAATTCTTTATACGAAAACGAATGACGATTATTTGAGTTTGCCTCACAAGGTTATCACGGCGCTTGAAGCTGTAAATCATACATATAATTACGACTATATTTTTAAGACGGACGATGACCAAGAACTAGTCGACGATGATTTTTTTAATAAAATGATGACAACGCTTTCAACTAAAAACTATAATTATGGTGGGCGACTACTGAATGTTAACGATCATTATTCGACGTATTACACTGTTCATTCCGAATTACCTAAAAAATTATTATTGAGAAGAACAAGTTATTGTAGTGGTCGATTTTATTTTTTATCCAAAGCGGCAGTCGTAAATTTACTTTCCAAAAAAGAGCGAATAAAAGAACACGTTATAGAGGATCATGCAATTGGTTATTATATGGATGACGATTTAAAGAAGAATGCGTTACATTTTTTATCAGACCATTTTTTTCGTGATGTTTGATGTTACATTTCTCTAAATAGCATAAACTCTAGCAAAAACCGTTATTGACGAAGAAAGCGTTCATTATAATTTATATTTCTATTTTCAATATTGGAATAACCGACCAATTGTCCTGCATAAATATCTTTATAGTAACAGAATATGTATTGATGCTGCAATTGTTTCCACCATTGGTCGATTGCATACGTATTTGGATGACCTCCTTTTACCAATCCATTGACCGACTGTTTAAAATTAGATATCAAAACAGGAACAAATGTTTTTTTTATAATATAAGCGGTAGCTGTCTGATTATTATGAATTCTATAAAAATTATGATATGGCAGACCGGGCATTTTATCTCCACTAGGCGTAATAACAATGATATCCCACGGTTTATCTTTAATGGTATTGAAATCTTTAACAAAATTATTGTAGTTATCGTCGTGTAAAATACAAAGATCGTCTTCACAGACCATAAAATAGTCATCTGAGTCATCGGCGCATTCTAATAATTTTGTCAATGCTTCAATGTGTGACATTCCACAACCTATGGCGCCATTACTATTTTTTATCGCTGATAATCTTTTTATATTTGTAAAAAAATCATATGTAAGCTTTAAATTCTCAAAATGTTTCATTCTGTCAACCCGTTCATCTAAATTGATATAATATCCTTTCATTAAAATTAAAATAAAAAATAATACTATTTTATTTTTATACTATTTTATTTTTTTAATTATTTTTTTTATAAATGAATAAAATAGTATAAAAATTGAATTAAAGATGTATACATATATTATTGTTAATAGCGAAGCATAAAGCGAAGCGAAGCCATAAAGCGAACCAAGTATAAAGCGAAGCGAAAATCAAAACAATGTCATCGAATGCGAGTAAAACAATTGCGCGATTGTATAATGCGAGAAAGATTTTATTGGAATTAATGGCGGCACAGGGATATGATGTAGAGGGCTACACGAATTTCGGCGTGAATGAAGTGAATGCCATGTATGCGCATAAACAGCTTGACATGTTGGTGGAAACGAAATCGTCGTCGTCGTCGTCGTCGTCGTCATCAGAAAAAGGTAAGGCCGCTATGAATGAAAAAAAACCAAAGAAAAAAGTGTACATTAAGTTTCACCTTGAGAAACTATTGAGCACGGGACACATTAACGACTTGGTTGAAGATTTGTATGTCTTAGGTTCCGGCGGTGAAATTGGAGGGCTGGGAATATCAACCAATGCAAATGATACCGTTTTGACGGAAAAGGATATGCTGATTATTGTTACGAAACAAGAAGTCAAAACTATGAATCAGTATTTGAATCAGCTCTTTTTGCAGGGAAGATACATTGTTCTACTTTCATTGGATCGGCTTCAATTTAACATTTTGAATCATCAGTATGTTCCGCCGCACACCATTTTATCAAAGGAAGAGACGGAGGACATGATGAAGAAGTATAATGTGGCCGATAAATCGCAACTACCGGATATTTCCAGGTATGATCCGGTTGCTTTAGCGATTGGAATGCGGCCGGGTGATGTTTGCAAAATTGACCGACCCAGCAAGTCGGCGATTCATTCAACGTATTACCGCGTTTGTGTTCAGTAACGTTAATAAGTAGTATACAATGTGTAATAACAATTAAAAGATATTTTAATAATAAAAACAAAAAAAATAATATTATTAGTTTATTATTTTTTTGAAAAAAAATAATATTATACTAGTTTATAACAATGCCAATTTCAAAGAATATTATGAATACCAAAAATAAAAACGCGAAACAATGTGCAGCGAATAGTTATACGCCACAGGGACAAGATATTCCTCCGTATCATATTGCGTTGATTCAATCAGAACATGTTTTCACTAAAGAGATATTACAAAAATATACGGATATGCCAAGAAAACAAGTGAAAACTTCAGGTAATCCAACACACATTTGTAGATTTATGGTGAAACAAATAAAAAAAGGTACTAGAACATTCATTCTTCATCTCAATGACGAAGCTTTACTTTTGCTCGTAAACCATTTAGAAGACAAGCTAAAAAATTTCAAAAAAAATCGTAAAATATTTGAAGGAGTTCAACTATTTGCAACATTATCCACTTCGGACGATGTTCGACAAAGTGTATCATTAACAAAGCACGTGAAAGAACATATTCGATTTCAACTATCTCCATTTAGTCAAGTATTGTCAACCCTTGAAACTGGCGACGTTGTTACTTCATCGGAAGAACCGGTAAAAAAAACTAGTTTAGTTGTTGTATCTGACAAAATAAATTCATATTATGATCAAGCAATTGAATATTTTAAGGATAGTACTAACGTAAAGAACATGCGGGTAATTGAAATTCCTATTTTTGTAAATTTGTTTGACTTTCGAACGGTTAACTTGATTATAGATAATCCAGACGAGATGAAAATAGTTGCTAAATGTCTTAGTGATAATAACTTTGTTGGGACTGTGAATGTAATTAATGCGACTAAAGATATGCTGAACGTTCCAGAATTTAAAGATTTACTAAGTAAGAAGGGTGTAAAGTGTAAAAGTTTATATTCAGGAGTAAAATTTAATGTAGATGAAGGTAAATTTACTGAGTTTTCAAGACCGTATGATAAACAGGTTCTAGAAATGATTAGTGTGCAGGCGTTGGTTTGTGGGGAATGGTGGTGGTAGGATTATCATTTTCCGCACGCATGTATGTGTAGCCATGTATTTCGAATAATACGTTTCAGATACAGTGTACAACAATTTTATGCAGGACGAAAAAGTGTGTTTTTGGGAAAGTTCTTGTGAAAAATAATAAAATAACAAAATAACAATATAACAATAGCAATAACAATAATATTATTTATTATATAAATAAAATAAATAATAAAAATATATATCAGTATAAAAAAACATTTTATAAAATAGAATAAATAAATAAGGATATAAAATGTCGAATTTTTTTTCAGATGTCATGACAGATATGAAGGGAATGGAGCAAAATTTGCTGGGCCCCGACTATTTATATTGGAAACGCATTTTAAAACCGTCGGATATAGGCATGTCGTCCGACGGCAATTTCGGCGCGCTAACAAATAACGTGAACGGTCTTATTAACTACGTTGAAGTGCTGGTTTCAGGAAATGCGGGATCGACTACCGGCGGGCCACTGGGTGATAGATTCTTTTTAAAGACGGGCGGACAGTGCACCGATGTTGCATCCGGGCAAAAAGTGGATCGCTACATTTACATTGACAACGTGCCGAATGGCAATATTCCGTTTATTTCATCGGGGCTTGGAGGCACCGATTTTACGGAATTTGAGGGAATTATTCCCGGACTTTTGGGCGATTTAGGGAAATTGAACCCCTTGAATTTATTCAAATCATTCATGATGGGCGATAATCCGGACTGCATGTCGGTAACGCTTGAAACCATTGTTCCGGTTGCAGATGCAAATTTGAATGATACGGGTAAAGACAATGTGAGCATGGAAACGCAATACGTGGCTGTTGCAGACGTGAGAAACATGGACCCGTGTATTTTTAATGATAAGAAAAACCCGGCCGACCCGTCGTTAACGTGCACGGAAACATTTACGGCTCGTATGGATGCCAAGAATCGCGGCGGCGATTCCAGCGATGACGAGGATTTTAATACCGGCGGTAATGGAAACATGTTTTCAACACATTCGACTCATAATAAAAGAAATAGTGGATGCAATCTATCGAATTATAAAAGGGTTGGTTGCAATAACAATGGCAATAAAAAAAAACGTCGAAATAAGGCCAAAGCATCACTAAAAACTTTCGACGTTATGAATGATTTTTCGAAATTGCCGGACGACGTGTATGTGAAAGCATTTTATATTTTTATGACTGGATTTTCTCTCTACGTTTTTTATCGTTTTATGAAGCGTGTATCGAATCGTAGCTAGTAAATGGTGATAATATTTTCAATTATTAAAAATATTATTTACAAAACGAATATAAAATGACAGCATGAATAAATATATCTATGCGCGATTAAAATCATGTCAGCAACATCATTAACGGATGAGTATTTTCGCATCTCGAGAGAATATGTAAATAAATACGGACAAAAAACAATATTGTTGATGCAGGTGGGTTCATTTTTCGAGTGTTATTCAAAAGCAGACGCGAATAATAATATCGCGGATGCAAATATGAGAGAATTTTGTACGGTTTGTGATTTAAATACTTCCATTACAAACGGTAGGTGCATGGCGGGCTTCCCGTTCACGTGCAATTTCAGGGACTACAGTTTGGAGCGGTATGTGAAGAAAATGCAGGATCGCGGATATACGATTGTAGTGTACGTGCAAGATGGGCAAGGCGCAAACACGACACGAAGCTTGTACTGCATTTATTCGCCGGGCACATTTTTTTCAAGCGATTCCGCGATTCTCTCAAACAACACGTCGTGTTTTTGGATTCAGCGCGTAAAGGTGGGTGCAAATGGAATGAATAAGAAAATCATTATGGGAATGTCGAATATTGATATTTATACGGGAAAAAGCGCATGTTTTGAGACGGAGTCCGAATTGAATCCGCGTCATGTTCAGACGACGTATGACGAACTGGAGCGATTTGTGTCGTCGTTTCGCCCGAGCGAAGTTATTATTATTTCAAATCTCTCTGCAAATGAAATTGAAGACGTAAAAAATTATGCCAACATTGCTTCGACTGCAAGTGCGATTCACTGGATTGATTTGACTGAGTCGTGCGCTGGCGATCCGCACCCGCACCCTTTCTTGATCCAGGCAAAAAATGCAGAAAAGCAAACGTACCGGAAAGAAGTGCTGGGAAAGTTTTTTTCGTTTCATGTGTGCAACGCGATTTTTCAGAATTATTCCGCGTACGAGTTTGCAGTTCAAGCGTACACATTTTTACTTCATTTCGTATATGAACATAATCCGAATTTGACGTCGAAGATTGAAGAGCCGGAATTTGAAAATCGATCGGATCGCATGGTTTTAGCGAATCACACGCTGGAACAGTTGAACGTTATTGATGCAAAAGGGCTTGGCGGCAGCGGCAGCGACAGCACCGGATCAAATTCATCCGTCTTCCGCCTGTTAAATAAATGCAAAACGCCGATGGGTTCAAGGCGGTTTTATTATCGGCTACTGCATCCGTCGTTTCATGTTGGCACGATCCAGAGAGAATACGACATTACAGATTATGTTTTAAAGAATGAATCAACAAATGCTGGTGTGTATATGAATTGGAGAAGCGCACTTGAAAATATAAAAGACATTGAAAAACTGCATCGTAAAATACAGATGGGAAAGATTTGTCCGAATTCTCTCTATGTTTTACATACCAATCTTCAAATGATTTCGCAAATGTATGAATCAATAAAACGCGATACTACCTTGTTGAAATATTTTCGCGCAGATGCGGATCCAGAGAGAATTACGAAAATGTGCAGCGACCTTTTGAGAAAAATAGACGCGTGTTTTTTTATTGACAAGTGTATGTCTGTCGATTCTCTCGATTTCGATTTAAGTTATCAGGATTGTTTTGTAAAACCGGGTATTAGCAAGGATCTCGATCAAACGTATATTGCGAATGAAGACGGATGCGGTATTTTGGAGGCCATTCGGTTATTCTGTAATGACTTGATTGCGATTGGAGAGAAAAAGGGCGACAAAAAAGGGGGCGATAAAGAAAAAGAATTTGTAAAAAGGCACGAAACGGAAAAGGCGGGATACAGTATTCAGACGACGGAACGGCGCAGCAAGTTGTTACTGGAACAAATTGGTAAAAGGGTCAAGGCGAAAGAGCACGTTTCCAAACTGGAATACGAGTCGATTCGTCAACATGAGGACAAGTGTTGTAAAAAAGTAGTAAAAACATTTGATTTTGATGTATCAACGTTGCAATTCGTGAAAGCGGGAAGCAGTGCAGTGACATTCGTGCACGAGGCGTTATCCAGCGTGTGCGCATCGATTAGCGAAACGAGAAATAAAATTCGCGATGAAATCGGGCTTGTGTTTCATAAATTCGTTTGCGAACTCAAAGAGTGTCAAGAGTCGTTTCAGACCATTGTTTCATTCGTTACGGATGTCGATTTAATTCAGAATCAGGCGTACATTGCTCGCAAATACAAGTATTGTAAACCGACGATTGATGCGGGAAAGGTGGGGGAGGAGTCCTCCTATGTTGACGCGAAAGACATTCGGCACTGTTTAATCGAGCGAATGAACGAGGACGAGATATATGTGACGAATGACATTTCGCTTGGTTTAAACGAGCGCGGCATGCTTTTATACGGGACGAATGCAGTTGGAAAAACGAGTATGATCCGGGCGCTAGGAATTTGCATCATCATGGCGCAAGCGGGACTTTACGTGCCGTGTTCGGCATTCACGTATCGGCCGTATACAAACATTATGACGCGAATATTAGGAAACGATAATTTGTTCAAGGGGATGTCCACGTTTGCGGTTGAAATGTCGGAACTTCGAGTGATTTTAAAATGCGCGGACCAAAACAGTTTAATTTTGGGAGACGAACTGTGTTCCGGAACGGAAATTGATTCTGCCATTAGTATTTTCGTCGCTGGACTACAGAAGCTGCATGCACTAAAAAGCTGTTTTGTGTTTGCGACACACATGCACGAGATTGTGGGCTACGAGGAAATTGCACAAATGGACCAACTTTGTACGAAGCACATGGCGGTAACGTATGATCGGGCGCGCGATGTCCTAATATATGACCGAAAGTTGCGCGACGGTGCGGGGCCGAGCATGTATGGTCTTGAAGTGTGCAAGTCGCTGCATTTGCCGGATGATTTTTTGAAGATGGCGAATGCGATTCGGTTAAAGTATCGTGATAAGAAACAAGCGGGGGATTTGAATTTCAAGCCGAGTCATTTTAATGCGCATAAAGTGAAGGGGCTCTGTGAGCTATGCAAACAAAATTTAGGCGAAGAAGTGCATCATTTGCAGCATCAAAGGGAAGCGGATGCAAACGACTATATTGAGCATTTTCATAAAAATCATCGGGCGAATTTACTGACGGTGTGCGAATCGTGTCATTTGAAGATGCATGAAACGGGACAGCAATATAAACGGGTTTTCACGACGGGAGAGAACGGATATGCGCTTTCGAAAGTATAAATATTAAAATTTTATAATATAAATTGTAAATTATTTTATTTGTATATATAAAAATTATATTTATGGAAGAAACATTTATAATTAATTCTAATAATATAAAACTGTCATCTTTAATGACGTATGATGTTACAAAATACGAACCTATGGGAATTGTAAGAGGTACAAAAGTTCACGGAATATCACTATTTAGAAGCATTGTGGGAAATTTATCATCACTATTTGGCGGTAAAAATGATGCAATAAATAAAAAAGTTGATGATGTGTATAATGAGTCAATTCAAGAGTTAATAAATAATGCATTAATAATTTATCCAGGAGTAAAAATGATTTCAGGAATAGAGGTGACGTTGAGTGAAATGAAAAATATAATAATATGCGTTGCAACGGGAACGGCACTAGCCCCTTTGAAAAATGTGGAAAATATGATGAGAATAAAGACACAAACCAGACGTCGTCGAACAATGCCACGTCTAAATAATTCATCGTCAATGTAGTAATTTCGTTGCTTGGAATACACTTGGGACAAATAAAAAAATATAAATTAAATAAAATATAAATAAATAATAAAATGGATAATAAATTATTTATTTGTTTTAATGCATTTTTACTGCTGTTACTATTTTTAGCGGGTGGTATAAATAAAATCACGTCCTTTAAAGGCACAGTTGATTTCCTAGAAACAAAGGTAAACGCAATTCAATTGAATCCCATATTTATTGCTGCCGTTGCTTCTGCGATTGCGTATTTTTATATTATTCTGATAACAAATGAGCCAAAAGGGCGAACAAGTCAATTAAATGTATATTTATTTTTTCTTATTAGCATAGTAATCGCAGGTATTCCGGCTCTAGTGTATTTCAAAAAGGCATTGAGTCAAAGCAAAGCGCTCGTTTCTCTCGTATACAATACAGCCATTGCAGGAGTGATTGGACTACTTACGCTTGGAAGTTTACTAATATTGTATTCTCTCTATACAAACAAGTATGAAGAGTATGCATATGTTGCAACGATTGGCTTGGCGGTGTTTACTGCGATGACGATTTTGATTTTCCATTTTCCGACGAATCCAGATGAAATGATTTCATTTACCAAGAATCTCTCTATTTTCGGTGGACTAATGTTATTATCGCAGCGATTCGTTGGCCGTTTATAGAAAGACGTACTACCACTTACCACTATGGAAAGTCATACGTTTTCATTTCTTTATTATCTTCGATAAAACTGAAACGAAGTTTATAAGACAACAAGTTTTCAAGAATACTGCCGGATTCCCCTTGATTAAAAATATCGCGAACATTTTGGGGCGAACATCCACCTTTAATGAATTCGGCATTTGATATCGTTCCGTCGACAACGGCCGACGAGTCATCGCCGACGATGATTTGGTTTCCGTTGGTTGTCATGTAGTTCATGGATGCGTCCATGTAGGTAATGTATGGCGGCGAATCGGGGTCAATTTTTGAATTCGTCAGCGTGTCAACGGAAATTGTATTATTCAAGAGTCCGTTAATATAGACGTCGAGTGCACGTTTACTGTTATTGTAAAACGTATTTCCGCTAGGATTAAAAATAGATATTTTTGAATTTGTTGTCGGATCATACACGGTTTCGTCTTTATCGGGATCAATGTCGTCGTCGCCATTGTAGTTTAAAACGACGTTGACGGCTTCTCCGATGGGAAACAATATGATGTTTGTATTTGTACTCGTTGTTGCCACAATTGTTGAAACAACGAGGTTGCCGTTGGCATCGAGTGTCAAGGTGATGGGCGACGGAGACGTTCCACTTGTTTTTGTCAGGCGTAGCAGGTTGAACGACGGAACAGAGGATGGAATAGAAGAGTTGAATTTAATCCAGAGAGAAATTGCAAATGCACCATTTTTCAACTGCGTTTTTCCAGGGATTGCAACAGTTGTGGATGTTATTGTAGAGTGCGAATCAACAATGATTGGAATGGATTGTTTTTGTTGCTGATAATACGAAAAAACGATATAAGCGGCTAAAAGTACAATAACAATTAAAATAATAATTGTAAAGTCGATTTCTTTTCCATAAAACAACATTTTTGATTTTTTTGAATCTTGTCTTGTATTATTTAATGATTATTTATTGATTATTTAATGATTATTTAATGATTATTTATTGATTATTTATTGATATTATAGATATTATATATCTAGAGGGCTAGAGGGGATATATAATATCAATAAAATAATTTTATGAATCTAAATTTATTTATTGATGTTAAACATCGAGACGAGATAATTCGACATTATCTTTAACAAAAGCGAAACGGATTTTGTACTTGTTGAAAAAATCGACAGCCGAACTTGAACCGTTGCTGCCATAGCCGCTGGAATAAATATCCCACGCGTCTTGAGGGCCGAGTGGTGCTTTATGTAATACTGCCATGGTAATGTGTCCAGTAAAACCGCTTGTTTTAGATCCAACGTAGAGCGATCCACTATCCAAACTCCATGCCGTTTGTAAAGCGTTTGTTTGCACCAGTTTTCCGTTGATGTAAATATCGATGGAACTTCCGTTGTTCACATTTAAAATAATGGACACCCAGGTTTGAAGTGGAATGTTTTGAATGGGAGGAATTGTGCTTCCGCTGTTTCCCAATGTTACATTTAATACATTGTTGTCTTTCCCTAAACTTATAAGAAGATTGGGAGTTTTTGTTGATGTGTCGGATTCGGAACTAATAATCGATTTTTCTCCAGATGTGGAACTCCAATCGCTAACATAAATCCAAGCGGAAAGTGCAAAACTGTAGGTTTTGTCAGATATAGAAATTGTTGTTTGAGCACTTGCGTCCTGTTCGCCACTAATGACGGTGCTTGAAGAAGATGAAGCCAAAATTGACCATATGAAGTAAATGATAAGAATTACGAGTATAACAATGATGAGCGTCGACCAAGAAAAATCCATTTTATAAGAATGCTGATACCCGACTATTTGTTTCTATTTATATATTATATATTTATTTATAAAATAATTGCAAAATAATTGCAAAATAATTGCAAAATAATTGCAAAATAATTGCAAAATAATTGCAAAATAATTGCAAAATAATTGCAAAATATGTATTTTTCTCTAAAATATCTCTATTTTTCTAAAAGTTGGGTTTAAGAGGTGGGTTTAATAATTTATGGCTATTATAAATCCAAGAAATGCCTTGACTACCAACAACGTCTTTGTAATACACGACATTACATGCTTGACCGTATATTCCTCCCGGTTTTGAACCAACAATAAGTGCTTTGGGAAGTTTTGGAATGACGTTTGGTGTTGAACTTTCTAAATGATTGTTTAAAAACACATCCATTATTCCGTTGTTGTTAAAGTTAATAAACAAGTGGTTCCAACGTTGTAGTAAAATCTGATTTGGAAGGGTTACATTTACGGCGTTGTTGTTTGTTTCGGTTTGAACGCTTATTGCGAGTTGGTTTCCGCTCGGGTCGAATAAAACTTGCGGTGCTCCTTGCGCCGTGGTGCCATTTGAATCGGTTGCAAAATTAAGAATACTGATTCCTCCTTTGGATGAATAGCTGTTTTTCGGAGGTTCGGGGTGAATGTAGAACCACGCGGAAATGCCGTAACTGTAATGCGGCGTATTTGTCTTCACATTTTCTGCGAGAGATGGTGTTAAAGAAACGGTTGTGCTGTTGTCTGCATTGTTTGTTGTAATATCAAATGGATCACTTTTTTCGTTGAGAGGCAATACCGCATCTACAATGATTTCACCGTTGTGATTTACGACGGCATCAAACACTTTTGGAAGCAGGAACAGTAATGCGATGAATACAATTTCAAAGAACAGAAGAATGACATACGTCCATTGACGTTGCGCCAATTTCAGTTCGCCTCGAAAGTAGTCGGCCAAGTTTAAACACATACAAGGAAGGTAAATCATAATTTTAAAGAGTAAACTAGACCATGTGGGCGGACCGGAAATGTAGTTGGGCGACTCTGCCCCAATGAATCGAACAATCATGGCCAAAATGCCGACGAGAATTGCGATGTTCAGAATGAATAAAACCGTGTTTGCAATAATGGGAACGTTGGTATAAACGTGTAAAACCGCAAGAATGATGCCAATGACGATGCCAATAATAATTGCATATTTTATGAATGATGTGATAAAGGGAATAAATGCTTCCAAGCCCATCACAAGCAACGACAACAGCGCAAATCCGATGAAGAGAAAAATAAAGAGGAATATGGATTTGTTATCGGAAACCACTTGATAAGGTTGTTTGGTGTAAATGTAGACGACCACCGCCAAGTACATGAGGAAAATGATGAGCATTGAATTTTTAACAAGCTGAACCAGAATGCCTTTCAAAAAGTAATTGCAAATAAACGTTGTTATTTTAGTTAGAATGTAGATGGGGTCGGATAGTGACATGTCGCTAAAAAAGGCGTTTACGGATGCGTTTACGTTTTCGCCCCGAACGAATGTAAGATAGAGAATGTACAAGATGAGAGAACCTACGACGGAAAACATGATGACACCTGTGAACCGGTCGACTATAAACAATATTTCTGAAAGAGCCACAAGAAAAAATAGGATGATGTAAATGGTTGAAATATTCAAAATGAATTTTAAAAATAGAGAGAATATAAGTAGGATGATAATCGAAAAAGAAACCCACCATTCACTCGCAATAAATTTATGACTGAATCCGTATGCCATAACAGACAAAGACAGAAGGATTACAAATAATATAAAATATTTAAAAGATGCTGATTGCATTGCATTTATTACATTTATTTTGATTGCATCTGAATTCATTTATTTCGTTGACAATTTGAATTCAATATAAATACAACTACACTTACTATAACAGAATAAAAAAATCAATAAAAATAAATCAATTAAATCTTATAAAAATAAAATAGAATGTTTAATGTGTATAATTGTAGTATAATATGCCTATATAACATAGAATTAAAATAAGAATAAAAATGAATATACCCAGAATGGAAGGATTATTTGACCACCCTGATCTGTGCAATGATGATGTTGTAACATTAATGGAAAAAATAAACAAGAGAATGATTGCAGCGTGTAATAAAATTGACCATGGACTGAATTCGGGGCTTACAAAGTATTGAATGATTCGCGTTATGATTGAGGATGCAAAGGTGGTTTGTTTGAAGAATAGTAGAAAGAAGGAGAGAATCGCAATAATTGTGAAAAATATATTTACGGGATCATGTTCTTCATCTCCAAAGGTGTCGTCATGGCGAAAAAATACGATGATTGCAGATATCCACAGTACTAAATATATAATGATTGAAAAGATGTTCATGGGTGCCGTTATATTTTGTAAAAAGTTGTTGGGAAATATTTGAAATATTCTTAAAAATGGATTTAAAATAGTAACTTTGGGCAGAAACAACGTGAAAAATAGGGTCATTATGAGAAATGCTAAAAACGTTGACCATCCGGCGTAAGCCCAACAATCCGAACCGGCGTCACACCTTGTCCTTAAAATGTTTAAATAATAAAAGAACAATCCAAAAATGAATACAAGTATGCTGAATCCAATTGCCTTTGGAATAATGTGTGTTGCACTCAATCTAAAATTATAGTATATGATTGACACAATAATTGCTAAAAAGGGGATCGCTGCACAAAAAACGGCTGCAATGTTTCTGGAAATCGGACTATCGCTCGGATTTTCGGCCAAATCGGCGTTACCTGTGACCAACCAGTAAATTGATATGATCCAAAATACGTATACTACAATGGGGGCAAGATAGCTATTAAAAAAATTGGACAAGCTGTATGAAGTTACGTTGAGGTTGAAAAAGTGATTATAAAGAAATAGCAAAACTGCTGCACCCAGCCATGCGCCCGTAAAGAGTCCGGCGACCCATTTTTCGTCCATAAAGTAGAGCGGAATGTTGACAAGGATGCATACGAGCGCGATGAAGATGAATTTGGTGAGTGTTGTAATGGGTCCAGGATATGTGGAATTATTATTAATATTATTCATTCGCTGTAAAAATATGTTATAGAATATATTTTTGGTGGGATATATTTATTATATAAAATTATTTAATTATAAATGTGCACAAAGAGTAAACACTAAATAATTTTATTTATTATTCTCTCAATCTCTCTTTCTTGTCAACTAAAAGTTTTCGAATGCCGTTTTCTTCCCATGGCAGTCTCTGCACAATGCTACTAAATTATCAACAGCATTGGAACCGCCGTGTTCAAGACGGATTTTATGATCGACTTCAAACCATCCTGGAAGTTGGCGTTGACAGTCGCCGCATTTCCATCCCTGTTGCGCCGCTACAAATTTCTTTTTGGATTCGCTGACGCTGCGTTTTGTGGGACCGGCCCCGCTGCCTGTTTTACCCGACGTCATGATTTTGTTAACGCTGTTTTGTTGTCGTCGAGTTGTCCAGCCCCCGTCATCATCGGCACCGTTTGTGTCACCGCCTCCTCCTCCTTGTCCAAAGAATGCGCGCTTGTTTGTCATATCAAAAAAAGGCGTCAACATGTCTGCAGATTGGCGACTAATCGGCATGTATTTAATAAATTCGTTGGCGTGTTGCATAATGTTGTGCGAATTTTCTGGGTTTTTCTTCATGAACAAGTACATGGACAATCCGAAAAATCCAATGGTTGCCATTTTTATATATTTTCTTGCATTTGCGGATTCCGCCAACTTGAAATATTTGCCGTCGTAATATGTATTTAAAATGAGTGCGGCGGTAACAATGAAAATAATAAATTCAAACTTAAATTTCATTTTTATTTTATTTTTATTTTATTTTTATTTTATTTTTTATGAAAAAGAAATATACTTTACTTACTTATTAAATATAAAATAATAATAATTATTTTTACTAAATACTTACTTAATTACAAACACATATACTATAAAAATGATGATAAACGTTGCTGTTGCAATCACTGAAAACGGAGGAATTGGATTAAAAGGCGGGCTACCGTGGCCTCATTTAAAGGATGATATGGCTCTATTTTCGAAACGAACAACAGGTGCAGGACATAATGCGGTGCTCATGGGGAAAAATACGTGGCAAAGTATTCCAGAGAGAAGAAGACCGCTGAAAAATAGAACAAATATTATTATTTCTACTTCTTTGCCAACAATATCATCTTATTGTAACATATTTTATTCGATATACGATGCTCTCGCGCATTGTGAAGCTGCAAAGTATGACGAGGTATGGATCATTGGTGGAAGTAGAATATATAATGAGTTTTTAAACGCGTACCATGATAAAGTGCATCGTGTATACATTACATATGTTTGTCCAACCCGTGAGAAAGAAAAATATGAATGCGACACGTTTATAAACATACCGACCGACAGTTACTTGATTGAAGAAAAAGAGTACAATACGAGTGAAAATTGTTACTATTTGACATGTGTACATAAAATGCATGTAAGTGATGGTAGCGGGATGGAACTATTAGAAGATTTTATAAAGGGACAGAATCCGATAATAGTATTCTTCATACCGACAATTGAGACAATGATGTGAAAGCATGTCACGCAGCGTTTCAAATGTAATCATTCTGGGATAAGGTCTTGGATTCGGATGAAAAGCGGATAAAAGCAGTGTCATGAGTTTCTTGTCTGGATAAAGGTTGGTGGGATTCATAACATCTTGAAGGCGATTTTTTTGAATGTATGCATCGATTTTGCGCGTGACTTCTGTGCGCGACATTTTTTTCCGATCTGGTTCGCCAAGGAACTGGGCAAGTTGAGGCGTTATATCACACATGAGTTTTTTACTTTTTATCATCATGATTATTGTTATTGTTAATGGGCTGATTGGATTATATAAAGAAAATCATTTTGATATCGATTTTCAATTTTATGAATTATTTACATTTTTCTTGTTTTTCTTGTTTGGCGTCGTTTACGATTTTTATTAATTTTTCTGGTTCGTTTCATACCTATACCCCATTTTTTTCTTTTCCCACCGTTTGCACCAACAGTAATAAATGCGGATGGGGGAGGTGGTTGTTGTGTGTCATCAAATCTTCTATATGAATCGGGGTTACATCTAGGACGACGTTCGTTTGTTTTTGTCTTTAATTTTTTAGGTATTCCCCACGCAAAATGGGGACCTACAGGACGTGGATGCATTCTATTCGAATTTATATCTGCATCAGCTGTGGATACAACAGCATCCGCGACTCGCGGTAAAGGTGCAAATTGTGCAGAGGTCATGGCGGGCGATGGTGGTACGTCAACGTTCGGTAGTAAAGATGTTAATCCTATTATTTCGGTATCTGGATTATCAAAATTCATTTTTATTACTATATTATTAAATTTATATAATATATGTATATAATAAATAAATTTAATAATATATAGTAATAAAATGTATACTTTATACTGAATTATATTTTTTTATTTTTTTTTAACAACTGGAACCCATTTGTAAACTCCATTTTTATCTGCAACCGATTTAAAAAATTTGCCATTGTTTCCTTTTTTGGTTTTATTCTTGCAATCGTTTGCAGCGAATGCGGGAGATGGACGCGACGTATATTTTTTTTGCGTCTTTTTGTTCTTGTTGTCGCACTTTGACACTTTGGGCATATCTTATGTTACTATTTTATTATATTATTACTAAATATTTTAATAATAAAATTTTTTAATATATGATTTTGTATCTTTATTGTTTTCATCTTTAATATCATTTTATTAAAATTGAATTTTTTCATTGTACTTGCATATAAGTAACAAAAGTGTTTACAAACCAGCGACAGCGACGAGATACAATAATGACAACAAAAAATCAGCAGCTTCTTAGAGACCTTCTTGAACAAGCAAAAACGCGAATGTTGTTAAGAGGAGTCGCAAATGCAAATGCGACAGGTTCAAAATCAATAGCAAATACAAACAACTCATCACCATCATCCTCTGCGCTGCTTTTAACCGAACTTACAACCAATGCAAATATCATGGAACTAGTTTTGGGCGTTGGTTACATTTTCATCATCATTGCATTTCTCATGAAATTACTACTACGAACTATTCGAAATTTTGAATACCATATATCCAGGTCTTACAACCGATTTGGGTTTATTATGAACGAAGAATCCGACTCCGACTCCGACTCCGACTCTGAAACGGATACAAGTGATGTAGAATCGTCGTTGTCGTCATCGCCCGTTTCACTACGACCCGCATTATCATCCTCTTTATCAGGGAAATATCTCCATCTTCAGACGCCTCTTCAAACCCCCGTTCAAACCCCCGTTCATCCGCAAACTCCTCAACCGCCACAACCTCTGAGAAGAAGTTTACGTTTGAAAATAAAGAGCGAACTCAATCTTTGCGCCATGCAAAATAATTTAACTACGACAACGACGGCGGCGAATAAGGCAACGCACAGTGAAACAAAACAAAGTCAAAATATGATGATTTCATCCGACCCTTGCCCTAGTAACCGTTACCGCAATTCAATGATGACGATGACGATGACGACTCCTTCGCCTCATCCCGAACACGATGAAGAACGGGCATACTATATTCGATACTGCAACAAAAAGAAAATGATGAAAAAACGACCTGAATTTAATTCTCCTATATTCATTCGTCCGCTTGTGTTATAAACCTGCATAAAAATAAACCCTTAACCCTTCATTTATGACAAGCCGGTTATCGGCGGAGGCGCATTATTTTTATCCGTGATATCCTTTCCAACTTTTTTATTTACGTTATTTACATTTTGTTTCAAAATAGTTGTAATTGCATCCATATTCGCTTTAATACTTGTTGTATTGTCGCCAACATTCTTTGACGTTTTGTCAACTAGTGGCTGAAGTGCGCCAACTTTCGCAGCCAACATGTCTGTTTTTACACTGTCTGCATTTGCAGTTTCGGATAATGACATGGACTCAATACTATTATTATTTGTAAACACGGAACAACAAATTATGCATGTAAAAAATAAAATAAATCCAAAAACAACTAAATTACAATTTATTTTTAAAATATTCATACGTGTGGTATATCTTGTATGAATATTTTATTTTATTATTATTATTAATATTTCTGCTAATTTAAATTTTTATTGCAATAACACATATGCATTACACATAAAAACATGTATCGTGATCTCATCATAATTTACATTTGCGCGGCGCACCAGGACACTGCTTTTCATAATCGTTTTCTTGCGCGGCATCAGCTTTGTAACCCTCAACGTCAACGATATTGACACTATCCTCAAATTTCCTAAGAACAAATAGTTGCGACGACAAACTTTGTTCGTTCATAAAGTCAATCACTGTCGCCATAGTTACACGTTTACCAGTCGGCTTCAATGTTGTCTTGTAATGTTCATGTAGCTGAAACATGTTTTTCTTGTATTCCGCTGCAAACTCCTTGAGTGGCTTTTTCTTATGAATATAACACTCCAAATAATTCTGGTGCAAATTGTGCGTATAATTGTAGAAATTCGTCTGGTGTCGGAAAAATTCCTCGTCTTCCGGAAATCTATCGTGTGCTCTAATTTTTTTCAAATGCAAATAAACAATTCGACTCTTTTCTACTGCACCCTTTGCATTCTTCACGTATTCATAGTTCGGGTTGCGGAATTTATAACGCGCGCCTTCATGCGTGCGAAACATGACGCCCGGATAATAATACAACGAGTTGCTCGACGCCCACAGATTGAGAATCTTATTAAAATCTTCTTCGCCCTTCAAAAGTCCAAATCTGGCCGGACGACGAACATTCGAAAAGGTCGACCACTTCACAACAGACCGATCCATCTCATACACGGTTGTACCGTCAATGTAATACATCGCAACAATGTACAAGGCCATACTCTTTACCGGCGCAACAATCGTATTGTCCGGATGCTGTAAAACAAAGCTGTACGAATATTCCTTCGGCAAATCATCAAATTTCAATCCAACGGCAGCGCACGCTTCGAAAAACATCCGTCGAAAACATTTTTTATTCACTACACCCAAACCATTCTCCCTCTTTTCTGTTGGATAAATCATGTTCCTCGTTGAAAATTCCCACCCCTGAACATCATTCGACGGATTGTAAAACAAATTCACCATGGTTCCTTCCACAAATTCCTCTGCAAACTTTACTTTTGAAAAATCCAACATGTTTTTAAAATCAGAATCATCTTTTGATCTACGCGTAGGTTCGCACATTGGAGGAGAAAAACACACGATTTTTCGATCCGCATTTAAAATCACTGAACGAACATACTGCTCATATCCATATTCAACTCCATCGCGAACACGCTTTTGCAATATTTTCTTATCATAATTCACTAAAAAGTAGGAATGGCTATAATCATGCGTTACCTCCACAACTTTGCACTTGACACATGCATCATAACATTTACACCCGGCGTCATCGGAACCATTATCGCCTTGAATAAAATCATACAATGACGGAACACAACTTAAATCAAAAGAATAATAATACGGTTTACCATGAACTTCTAATGTTGACATTTTTATATTAATTGTTGTCTGTTTCCTATAACCCTATAATCTAATGTTAAGTATCGTTTTTTCTTTAAATGTATTCCATAAATATTTAATAAGAATTGGAAAAGTAAAAAGAAATGAATAAATTGAATAAATAAATAATAATTATATTCTAAAATTTAAAGAATTTTCTCTTATGATTACTATATATAATATTTATATTCGTATTTATAATAGAATATTATAGTTATTGATTTCATATTTCATAAAATTAAAATATTGACATTCATTCTGAAATGGAGGTAGAAGTAGAAGAGAGAATTCGGAATTTCGATCCTGATCCAGAGACCAGAGACATTGAAATGAACAATAAACTGTTTCTGGGAGACCAAATAAAAATAAATGCGACCATTCCCGAATCCAAGCTGCAAAACAACGTGTATGAAGTCGTATATGTTGACTTGAGTACAATTCATCTCAATGATAAAAAAACACAGCAGCTCGCAAAACTCCGCATTCGCGACGGCGAATTCGCCGATAAATTTGAAGATGAAGACATTTTAGAAATACAAGTAGTGGAACGAAAGCCGACCCATAAATTCGTTGAACAACATGATCTCAAAATCGATATGGTTATATCTGTTGAACTGTCGCTAACACCAGATCAAATACGAGAACATGTAAAAGAAGCACCCGATGCACCTGGCGGCGATTCAGACGTTGGGTCGGAACCAGGACAACAAGATCAAGATAAACCGCTTGTTATCACGTGTAAAATTATTGATGTTGACGTAAATCAAGACATGATTGAAGTAAAAATTATTCTTGACGACAAAGAATCGTCGTCGTCGTCGTCGCCACATTCATATTCCTTCTCTCCGGAAATTAAAGAGCAGTTATTAAAAGACAGTATTTTTATTAACTTTGGGTGCAGGGGTTTGCCTTTTTGGATCAAACGAATCAAAGTTGTCGAGTACAAACCGACGCCACCAAAGTCATCCGACGTTGAAAAAGCCATTCAAGGCGAAGAAGGCGAAGGCGAAGGCGAAGGCGAAGAAGGGGATGTTGGCATCGATCTCGACCTTTCGGAAGCGCTGGATGAAGGCAACCACATTTTTGCAAACATCATGTACGAAGTTCCGTCTTCACAAAAAATTGTCTCTGAAATAAAACAATACAATGACTTACTAGAAAATATAATTGCATCTGTTCCAAAACATAAGCGAACTGAAGCCGAACTCAACAGCATTCATCGAAACATTGAGCGTTTTTTTCAGCTGCGAAAAGAGTATTCAATCTTTGATAAAAATGGGGTTCCGAAAATGCCCGCCCACTTTACCGACGCAGACAAGCCGGCCGTTCCGCACATTCAAAATCTTGACACACCACTGTATTGGGTTGTGCCGATTGTTGAAAACATTAAAAAATTATATGTTACAGGTGACGACGCGCAAGAAGCAGACACTGTAAATGGAATTTACAACTTTAAGCAACAGATTATTGAGGAAAAGGGAATTTACCCGGATCGAAACGCGCCGCATAATCCCAATATTATGAATGATCTCAATTCTTACTTGACCCCGTTTGAAAATCCGAAACGAAATCCGGATCGGACTTACGTAATACAAGACAAACCGGTACAATCAAACGCGCTGACACTGTCCACAAACAATGACACGATTGTGTCTCGTGCAAATAAAGATAATTCCACGGTTGTTCCTTTCTACATTGATCGAGTGTATAATACCGGGTTAACAAAGCTGGAATTTGAAGATGTCAAGTCAAACAGCGTGAAGCGCGTAGAGTCAACTCCTGACGATTCGGTATTTATCACATCGTTTATGACGCTGGATAAACCAGCCGTTCATTTATCGCAATTGCTTTTACCCGACACGGTTTTAGCTGATCAGGCAGCGCTGAATTCTGCATTCCTTAAAACGTGGCATTCCATTATTTCAAATGTTAAAATGAGAGACGATATTCCATCGGAAATGATTCGAGTTGAAAAAAAAAGAAACGGTGGAGCGGAAGAAGTTGAAGTCATTGGGGAATACAAAAGTTTTTTAAAAGACGCGACACTGTTTTTATTGGACAGCGCCAGCGCCAATGGTTCCGCTTCAAATGCCGTTGTTAAAGAGTTTATAACGTCGTTTGTTCCGACAAATGAAGATGCGTTTCTCATGTTGGAATCAAGAAAAAAAGAATCATCCACTAAAAATATAAAAAAAAGACAACTCAAAACGAATGTTTATGGTTACTTGTCTTTCTACAAGGTGATTTATGCCCTTCAGCCGTTTTTAATTTATTCGAAGAATGTTAACGCACAACAATATGAAATGATGCGCGCATTTGTTCATAAAAACATTGACAACTATTTTAAAAAACTGGGAGTATCCAAATCCGAATTTAAAAAACTAGTTAATAAAAATGATATAAGTGGATTCGAGTCGCTTGAAATGTTTTATAATGCGTTCAGCGACGACAATTCGAAATCGTCTTCATCAAAAAAAGCAACAAAAGAATCTCTTCAAACTAAAATTGTGCTCGCCGATGACACCACTGTAACCTTTGATGAAATTTTCAAATTGTATAAATTCAATGAATTAAAGCGACAAGATGACATATTTCTCTCTTCCTCTGAAATATTAAAAATAATAATTGAAACCGACTACGCGCGTTTGTTCATGGATGCGCTCGCGGTAGAAAATTCGGATTTGACGTCTTCTGAAATCGATAGCATTATACGGAGAGAACAGCAGGATATTACAGAACACCTCTCAAAAACTGCATCATCCGCTGATGCAAAAACATGCAAAAAACGTGAAATTACGCTGAGTAAAATTTACTCTTCAACCGCGGCATTAGAGCTTGATAATGACAAGGGTGACGTTTTGTTTGATGCTCGCTACGATCCTTCTGGAAAACGAGTTGTTAAAGATGGCGACTATGCGGCTTTAAAAATGAGCGAAGGCGTGAGCGAAGGCGTGAGCGAAGGCATGAGCGAAGGAGAAGAAGAAGGCATGAGCGAAGGCATGAGCAATAAAAGTTACCAATACTTTGTAAGGCGAAATAACAAATGGGTAAATGATGATGATCCCGAACTTCAAAATGTGCAAGTCGATGACCCGTTTTATTTTTGCAACATTCCTTCTGAAACAAAACCCAGTCCGCTTTGTTTTTCAATTAATCAAAAGTGTCTTGATAAATCGGTTGCAGAAACGTCCATTCTGCAAAACTTAACTTCAAGAATTGTTAACGAGTTTGACCAAAAAAGTGAATCAAAACGGAAAAATATCGATGAAACATTTTTATTCGATTTGAAAAATATTAAACTTCTCGATAAACTAAAGGTGAATGACATTTTAAAATACAATAAAGTAAAATATGCCCTTTCACAAGAAAACAAAAAAAGGGTTGAAACCGTTGTAACCTCTCCTTACCAAGATACTGTAAACTGCATTCTCGGCTTGGAAGACGTGGGGCTAAAGTATCAGTGCATATTAGACATGGTAAATAGCGAACTTTTTCTAAGAAGTGCGGCAGCAGGCGACGATGCACACTGGTTCTATTGTAAAACAACGGGTATACGTTTACTACCAACCTTTTTTTACGACCTTGCACAAAATTATAATCCCGCCGATCCCAAGTCATTGAAATACATGTCTGCTCTCTCTCAGATTGAAAAATCCAATGGTAAACGCGAAGGCGACCAGATTGTCGATAAATTCAGCGGCTATACCATTTCAAGAATTGCATTTGTATCCGAATCGGAATGGATGGCTGCTGGCGAAGAGGAAGGTTCCGGTTCTGGAAACAGTGAAAGCATGTTACATTTAATGCGCGACGAACAGCAAATGGCTTCGGATACCACGTCCGTAAATGCGGGCGAAATTATTGAAATTAATATTCAGAACCAAGGCATTGAACAAACCGGTATGGCTGCCGCCATTTTACAAGAAGATGCAGAAGAAGAAGCAGAAGAAGGAGCAGAAGGCGATCAAGAAGAACAAGAAGGTGAACAAGAAAAAGAATACGAATTTGAATCAGAGAGAGAAGAATATGAAACCATGATTGGAATTATTGATCACTATGAACATTCACTGTCAATTGTTCTTAAACCGCGAGAGAGACGATTTATTATTGAAAATATTCAATTTCTTGTGCCGGCGAAAAAAACAAAGGAACAATATGAAGCGGATAAAAAAACCAGCGCAGATTATGAAACCTATGAGAAAACATACAACCAGTATCTCATTTTTTATTGCATGGCACTCATCATCATTGTCGTGCAAACATCCATTCCGCAAATTAAAACCAAAACCACATTCCCCAATTGTGTGAAATCGTTTGAGGGGTATCCGTATTCTGCAGATGAAACAAATTTGCCCTTCCTTATTTATATGGCGTGTATTACGCAAAAAGTAAAGAGTGAATATGCGCCTTGGAACTCGGTGAAAAAAATAAACCAGGATAAGATGAGAGACACGCTATTCAATTTAACGAAAACAAAAATAATAAATTTACCGGTTGTGCAAGCGCGTTTTGAAGCCAAGCGTGATAATGATGCAATTAAAAAACAGCGCGAAATCATGAAAGTGAATGCAAGACATAGAATAAATGACGCGATGTTCCTGTTTCGTCCGCTTCTTGTCAATCCGTCAATCGTTCTCACCGCAACACCTTTGCCGGTAACAAAAACGTATTGTGACGACTTGAAACGAAACCTCAAAAATGGAAACAGTTTACAAACGCAAAATATACTCGTGATTCAATCAAAAGTCATTCACTTTTCTCTCTTGGTTCAGAAACTCATTCAAGATGCAGTCACGGCGCAAACGGGGGACAAGACAAAGCTGTTATCGAAGAACTACATTCAGAACGCTTGCTGCAATGAAAAAGGAGAAAAAGGCGATGATAATGAAACCGTTTTACAGTACATGATTCAAAAGGAACCCAACATTCGAAATTATTGCGACATGGTGGAATGCAATGCAGATATTTTACACGACGTTTACGCTTTGAGTGAAGCGGCGACCATGTTGGATCCAAAAGACACACGCGGTATGCAAATGCTGCAAGCAGATCAAGGTGTAATTCATTACGCCGCCGCGTCCCACGAAACGCATTCTAATTTTGATGAGTATACGATTTATAACGCCTTCATGACGTATTGCAACTATGACAAGCATAAAGGACTTAAAGCGGTTGCTTCGGCTGCTTCTCAAGAAGCGTCGTCGTCGGCGAAAAAGAAGAAAATAACAAAAGAAGTGAAAAAGACGGGACAAAAAGAAGGACGAATGGAAGCAAGAGCAGCCATTGAAGAGCAGGAAGAACAAGAAGAGCAACAGCGACAAGAAGAAAGCGAACAAATTGAAGCAAGTTCTTTGAGAGAAATAAATGAAACTGCGCTTTCAGAGGAACTTGAAAAAATTTGCAAATTCAGAAACACATTGGGAGAGAATCGTGACATATTCAACATTTTGAAATCCGCAAAAGGTATGACACACGATAACAAACTAAAATTAATCACTCAAATCAAGAATGAATTCAACTTGGATTACACAATTAAAGATTTACAGCATTTACTTCAACTTGTTTACCGTCAAACGATGAAACCCATGTATGAAGCTCGCGTTGGAACGTATAATGAAAATTTGAACCGCATTTTAACTAAAACATTGTCGCCATCTGCACCTGTTGCTGTTGCTGCATCTTTACAAGTGCTGGATAAAGATGTTCTCATCGCACTGAAAGCATTCAACGAGAACCCGACCGCCGACAGATCCAGGAATTTACAACGACGCGTCGAACAAACCAGTAAACTGTTGACGGAGCAAGTCACGGCATTTTTAAATATGAAAAATAAAACAACTGTGAATGCCGTTTTCAGAACACCGTCCGATATTACGCAAGGCGTCGTTACAAAAGGCGGTATTATGTTGTTTCATAAAACAGAAAATACATTGCTTAACGGAGAGAATAATACGCTTGAAGTATCCGTCGAATTCGTGAAAAATGCAATCAAAAATATAACACAAGTGTATCCAAACATGATTCTGAATCAAGTGTCTGAAATTGAGTCGTTGCCGCCCTATATTACCGGACAACTTTCTTCCGGCGACGCTTCGTCCATTGTTGCGTTTTCAAACGAGCGCGTTACGAAAACACTTGGCAATTTTTATAAAATCGGAAACAAAAAACCGGTTATTAATATTTTGAAAAATGTGCAGTCGACCATGGTTTTATGGAATGAAATCATCCAGAATACGCCAATTTATAGTGGAGACAACAAACACATTACGGTGCTTCTATACGAATATTACTTTTTAGCGGCCGTTTATTCTTATTTGCATTTTTCGAATGCTGTCAAACAGTTTCGAGATAAAAAGGCGGGACAAGGACAAGGACAAGGACAAGGACAAGGACAACCCCCAAAACAAAAAAATCCAATTGATGTGCAAAAAGAAGTATCGCGAATTTTAACCACGTATTTCGATCTCATTTTGGATGATAAGAAAATAATGAATCGCAACATTGAAACCATTCGTGAGAATTATTTGCGTTCTCTCGACGATGAGAGAGACGACATTGTACAGAATGTGGAACAAATGTCGGAAGACCAGAAACAAATTTACTTGAATCATAAGAAATACAAAATGGGTTCGCAGTCCATTGGTAAAAATGCGGGTCTGCGAATTTATAACCCGGATTTTGAAACGGAAGAACTATCGCGCATCGAGAGAATCAATAATCGTAAAAAGGAGCGCGGAATAGTGAGCACAATGTTGTCCGGGGATCCGGACCCGGAGGCGCTGGCTCGCGAAGATGCGGTCGCAGATGAAGGAGACGCACCGGACTATGACCCGGATGAAGAAAATGAAATGCAGGAAGATGATGCACATGAAGAGTACGCAAATTCTGCCGACATGTATCCCGACAGTTATGTGGATGTAGAAGGAGTCAACGAATTTGAATCTTGAGAGAATGGAGAGAAAATGATAAATTAATTTAGGGAACGCCGGAAATTTCCAAGCGGATCACATTGGGGTGATGTATAAAATTATTTACAAAATAAAAAGAATGTAAAAAAATATAAAATGTAAAATAATTTTATTCTTTTTTGTCTTTTTGATAGTAATTTTATTTTACATTTATTTTACATTTTTAATATACCAAGAAGGAGCAGCCCGTTTCTTGTTCCACGTGGCAATCTTTTGTTTTTCTTCCGACATGTAGTAGTTTCGGTACGCTTGGACTGCGTCGTTTTCACATTTATACTGGTCCGGCATGGCTTGTGCGAACGGGGTGAGACGCTCTTGGGGGAAAAGCGATGCGTCGGGAATGTGCTGTCGTAAGTATTGTGCAACCGTGTATGACTTGTGGATTTTGGTTTCAGGATGGTCATAACGGTATTGCCATTCCTTGTGCATTTCATCGATGAGGTCGAGCGTCCAGATAAAATTGGCTTGAGATTCTCTGCACCAAATTGTGACGGGGTGATTTTTGTGTGCAATTTTGTAAAGCGGTGCGTTGCCTTCCTCATCGTCGGGAAGAAGAATGCGACGAGCAGAACACAGCATTTGAACCGCCTCCAAAATGATTTTTACAATGTGTTTGTCCATCATGGCTTCGGCAACTTCGCGCGGAATCAGGGATAAAATAAACAGGTTCATGCTGAGATGAGAATATAATTCCAAGAAACACTAATAATGACGATATTATTCATTAAAAAATCAATTTGATTATTTTTCATTGATTTTTTATTGTTTCATTATTTTATTTCATTATTTTATTTCATTATTTATTTCATAATAAACCTAATTTATAGTTTCATGTATAATGTATAATTTCACATATTTTTTTATTTTGATATAATAACAATCGAGTTTAGCGATATTCATATACTTATATTAATAAAAATAAAAAATAAATATGAATCGGCTGTTTATTAAACAAAATATCACTTCATTGTCTATATTACTGTTTATTATTTTATTTGGAATTATGGCATACGTGAAACCAAGTTTCGTATTTCATAAAGACGGAACCGTTCGCCAGTTTGGAATCGGATATAAAAATAAAACCGTGATACCAATATGGCTCATCGTGATTGTCATGGCATACTTGTCATACCTGTTTCTTCTTTATTTGCAAGTGTTTTAGAAAATAGAAAATAAATGAATTGGGGGGGAGGAGTCACTGTATTATTCGAAACTAACCACTACTTCCACTTTTTCTGTTTTGATACTTTTTATCGCCGAAACAGATAATTCTTCGCGCTTCTTTCTAGTTTTGTTCTTTTCACTTTTGATTTCATTTTTTATTTCATTCTTCACCTCATTTGCAATGCTGTTGCTGTCATCACACGATGATCCCGATGAAATGGAAGACAATGATGAAGCAGTTGAAGAATTGGAAGACGATGATGACGACAAACGTTTTGAGGTGCTGTTCCTCGCATTCATGTCATCTTCAATGGTGTCGTAATGCTGTTCAATGTATTGCACAATATTATTTTCAATTGCCCATTTAAAAAAATTGAGTTGTCCAATCGTCGTTTGAATGTATGTGCCATTCGTATAGGGAATGGTAATTCGATCCCACCTACAAAATGGATCGAATCGTTTTTTTGAATACGCTTTCAATTTCAATTTATAGTCGACATACACTTTAAACCGTCTGGATCCTTTTGAATATTCATTGTTGATTGCATAAACTGTGAAATATTTTTTTGCATAATTGGTTGCAAACCAGTCAATAATTCGAAGCGATATCTTCGAATGACCGTTGATAATTTGCAACATTACATTCAAGTTGTCATTTTGTTCATAGAATTTCAACAAGTTTGTCAATAATAGTGCATTCTGTGTTGTATATCCGGAACCACCAACAATGTCAATGATATTTGCATTCATATTTCCTACAAAATAAAAATAATAGTAATAATAGTAATAATGATATAATTACATGGTCTTGGTTTATATCATTTTTTTAAGAAATAATTAATAAAAATATACAATATACAATAAAAATTACTCTATTTTTCGAAATGTTAGTCCAATCTGTTTTCCATATTTAAAACGGTCGCTGTCCATGGTTCCTCGTTTCAAATTGCATTCCAAGCAGCTAATAACAACATTGTCCGCATTGTGTCCAACATTATTATCAATCCGATCCAGCGTCCATTGTTGTTTTGAGTACATGTTTTTATATAAAAGCTGACAATCACGCTTACAGTAAAAACACTTCAACTTGGAACATAATAGTTTATCAATGACGTCTTCGAGAGATATGAATAAATCTTTTTGAAATATGTTTTTTTCGACATCTTGTCGTTTATACCCTGAAATTTTGCTTGTTAATTCTTTTAAAATAAGAGAACGATGTTCTACACTAGTGTCTTCCATGTTCAAATACAATTTAGATACTTCTCTAAATTGATAAGCGCATGTAAAACAGTGCTCTGGTAAGTCCCATTTTTCGCACGACGACCGCTTTATCCCTTCTGATTTCGTGGAGACATTTTTAGAGTCCGATTCTATAGATACCGATTCTATAGATAGTGTATCGTTTTCGATACATTTATTTTTTAACATTATTTCTAACTTTTTACCATGAACGCCGGAAACGTTGATATTTTTTATCATTTTTATTTTTTTTTATTCGAACGGATGGATATGTTGAATGAAGAAAAAATAAATTTAGATAAATTTATATAATTTTAGAAATATAATATTAATATTTTTATAAATAATTAATAATTTATAATTTATAAACTATTTTGCAAAATATTATATATACTATACATATAAATAGTATAAAATGAATAACATGCTTGATACGCTTTTCGGCCCTTTGACTCGTGAATATTGTTTGTACTATTATGGGTTTTCCATATTTTTTTACGTTTTATTTGTTTTTGTAACTGTATTTTCTCTCTATAGTTTGTTTTCAAAGAAATTTAGTTTCGGATTGCTGCTCAGTTTATTCATGAGTTGTTTTACATACTTTTTAGCATATTTTGTTTCCCGTCTGTCGTATTCCATGTGTGTTGGCAGTTTGGCCCCGTCATCTGCTTCATCACCCATGCACTTGTTTTAATTCGACCACAATCATGATATAAATAAATATATAAATAATGAATTTCATGAATAAAAATATTTATAAATTCCGCCTAAAATCCATGCAGCATTTATAACAACTGACTGATATTGGTTTGATGTAACACACACGACAAATAATCCAGACGCGCCCATCGTATTCAATACAAAATCAATTGTTTTTGAAAAAGGAACGACATACGGAATCAACACTAAAATACTTCCAATCCAACCAACTCCTTCTATTAAATACACTTTACATTTTACATTATTATTATTGTTCGCATTGTTCGCATGAAGAGTTTCAAGGTTTTCAATAGAAACAACAGAATTTTGATTTGAAATTGTTTCCATTTATTATTTGTATATTGTATTCATATATAAATTATGGCGATTTATAAAATATGAATAAATTATTATTTATGAAATAAATTTATATAAAATATGAATAAATTATTATTTATGAAATAAATTTATATAAAATATGAATAAATTATTATTTATGAAATAGATTTAAACTCTATTTCATAAATATATATAAGTTGCCGACAAAATTCACAATGGATTTACATTCAATGCAAGAAACAAATGAAAACTATAATAATTTAAAATCAACTAGTAATACTGGCGAAAATAATGGAACCAATGTTAAATTGAATATTCCGTCAAAAGAAGAAGAATGTATCGAGCTCAGAAACATGAAATACAAGACCATGTTGCTAAAAAAAACAAACACAAAACAGTTAACAAAGTGTAATTCGAACATGGACATTGATTCTTTTCTAGAAAAGGAAAGAATACAAAACAAGGAAGACCAGTGGACAAAACTAGACAAGTCAATGAAAAATTCAAAACTAATTGCGTTTGTTGACAATTATGCGAGTGAAAATAATCTGAACGATGATGATAAATCATTTCTTCAAACGTTTTTATTTGCATGTCTTGAGCAAAAAAAATTGATAAAAACGAAAGATGTCGTCTATGATAAAGTAACTGGAATGATTTTATCCATTCCTTGCTTGTTATATACGCCGACACTAACAAAAAAATTTACCTTGAAGCGATGCGAAAAGAGACCATCCACGTTGAGTTCACTTGCTCCAAAAAGCAAAGTAAGTAGAAAATCGATTCAATCATCGAAAACAGCCATCGCCAGTACTACTACCACATCTGGCGAAAATTAAGTTGGCGTTTATAAAGAAGGTGACAAAGGTTGTGGTTCCGATTCTTCTTGATTACATAGTTTATTTAGTTTTGTTACTATTTCAGACAAGGTTGTTTTTATGTATGCAATATCTTGCGACATTTGTAAAAATTTATCAGCGTTCATTCCACTATCCGTATAGTCATTTGCGTCATTTGCGTCAAGAATGTTTTTTTTTGTTTTAATTTTTTTTAATTTATTGAAAATAAAACTTACATCTCCACCATCTTTCTCACTGTTTCCGTCGCTATTACTTTCATCGTATTTGTTTTCGAACATTTCATTTTCAATAACATGCAACTGTAGTTCATTACCAAAACTGACATGTTTTTCATTGATACTCCGTTCATTATTTGCATTTGCCATTTTGTATGTTATAAATTGTTCTTTATTTGCATTTGCATTTGCATTTGCATTAGCATTTGCACTTGCACCTATATGAATGCGAGAAGAATCTGATTCGGGTGTAAAAACATTCTTTATTTGTTCCAATTCTCTTTCTCTGGATGCCAATGCTTCTGCAAGTAAACGTTCCATGTCGTCCCCAATCGGTTTATCATAAACGTCATCTGTGAAATTTATTTCTTCAGGTTTTTTTAACTTTAATATGGAAGACATTTCTTCTTCTTTTCTTTTAAATTCATTTTGAAATGCATTTTGGCGCTCTTTTTGCAAATCTTCCGCTCTGTAAATTGTTTCCAGTTGTGGAACTTGTTGTTGTTTTTTTTGATAGATTTGTTGAAGAGGAGGTTGTCGTTGTTGTTGTTGCGCGTATTGCAGTTTGACGGCTTCTATTTTTTTACATATAACAACAACTGCTTCTTTATTTATTGCATTCAGATTTAGGGGTTTATTTAATCTTCGACAATGTTCGCTCATAGTATGAATTGTCGTTTCAAAAATTTCTTTAATGGTGGGCACTTGACTGTCAGGTATTCCGATAAATTTTCCACCTCCGTGCAAAACGCTCCATAAAAGCGCTTTATTTTCATTTCCTGAAAATGCCGACACGGTTGCCATTGTTTCTGATAGCGATGAGTTCATTTGTTTTATTTGAAATGTATAAAAATTATTCTTTTTTTTTTATTATTCTTTTTTTTATAAATAAATATAAAATGAAATCTTTATTATTTAATTTGATGTA